TCAATGACTTTTTGTTTATTCCAACAGAATCAGGATTCACAAACTCTAAAATTGAGTGGCGGAATGAATTAGGCATATCAGTTGAAACTAGTATAGATGGAACAACATACTTGCCCTGTGTAAATGGGGAAGCAATTCCACAATATAAAAAAGGAAGCTTTGACACAAATGGACTTCTATATATTAGAATTACCATGACTACTACAGATGCTAGCAAATTCTTGTCAAGACTATCGCATTTCTCAATTAAGTTTTATAGCCAGACTAGAATATATGCCGATAACTTTAATAGCTATATTGAGTCAGATGATCAATTTGCCATAGGGTCTTTAAATTATTCCCCGCTTCTTAGACATTATAATAATGGAATTAGGCCTGCTTCTGGATATGGATTTGATATCAATACTGAATTAGATATAAATACAGTAGAGATGTTTTTTACTCCTAAAACAACTGGAGCAAATACTTTATTCTATGATACAACAACCAGCACCAAGTACGCCTGGAATGGGTCTGGAACGGTCTCTAAGGCCTCTATAAGCAAGGTTTACGTCAATGGGGTAGATAAGACCTCACAGACCAACATAAGCAATTTCCTAGTGGCAGGAGAGCCACATCATATTATTTTAGTATTTTCAGCACCAGTAACTGGATCTCTTCAGTTTAATTATGCCGTCTTCTTCAACCACCGATCCAGTCATAGACATGACAGAATTAGCTCCAGTATATTATGATAATGACTGGGTTGTGGTGCAAAGCGTATAAATTTGTCACCTACCTTGACAAAAAGCTGGACTTAGATTGTAAAGAATGGTAAAATAAAACTATATGGATATCAAAAGAGTAGGCGCAAAGTTTAACGAGGACGAAACAACTCTCGGAATTTATGTCTGGGAAATGCCAGACGGACGCTGGATTGGGGATGATGATGGGAACTTTCTTTCGATCACGTCAAAAAAAGGCAATAGATCCAGAATCGATGCTTTGGCTAGAGAAGTTCGCACATACGGTATATATGAGGGCGGGCCTAAATTTCTTATGGGTAAACGAAAAATTACCGACGAAGAATACGAAGAACAACAAACAAGATTAAAGTGGGGTCTTACACCAGATCCGCTAGACATTGGTGAATATAAGGACCAGATGAAGGCTCTTAAAAATGGGGGAACAAGATGATAGAGTTTATTGATGATGAAGGCGGAGAAGAAGTATCAATTTCTAATGTTGCCGACTGGATGAGATTTAATACTCCAGTAGAGTCAAAGAGTAATGACCCATTTAAAATTCAAGGCGAAGATCTAACAAAGGTATCTGGATTAGGCGCTTCATTCCGTCGTAAGATGAATAGAGATTTGCAAAAGCGTTTCCAAGGAATTGACGGGACAGAGACACAGCAAAATCTTCTTGCACAAGCAATTACTGGCTATGCAATGTTTGACCTTATCGAGCCACCATACAATCTAGATTATCTTTCACAGATTTACGAAATCTCTCCATACAACTATGCAGCAATTAATGCTAAGGTTTCCAATATCGTTGGCTTAGGCCATGACTTTGTTGAGACAAGAAAGACACAAGAAGCATTTGATAATATTACAGATGATAAAGCATTGGATCGTGCACGTCGTAAGCTAAATCGTCTTCGCCAAGACCTTTATGATAAGATTGGATATATTGGACATATCCCAGCAAAGACAATGCGTGTGCGTCGTTTGCGTGATGGATTTATTCAATTGCTTTACGGCAAGGCTGTTTATTTCCGTAACTTCGGAGATCAAGAGACACCAAATCCGATTGATGGCGGACTAGAGAGACCAAATGAGATTATTCATTTAAAGAAGTATACGCCAACAAATAACTATTACGGTATCCCAGATATTATTGCGTCACAGAATGCAATGGCAGGAAACGAATTCGCTGGCAAGTATAACCTTGACTACTTTGAGAACAAGGCGGTTCCAAGATATATTATCACCGTAAAGGGTGCTAAGCTGTCTACAGAATCAGAGCGTAAGCTTCTAGAATTCTTCCAGGTTGGACTAAGAGGAAAGAATCATAGATCACTATATATTCCACTTCCTCCAGACTCACCAGACTCAAAGGTTGAATTTAAGATGGAGCCAATTGAGGCAGGAACTCAAGAGTCTTCGTTTAATGTGTATCGTAAATCTAATAGAGATGAAATTCTATTATCTCACCGTGTCCCAATTAATAAAATTGGAACTCCAGAAGGAGTTAACTTGGCGGTGGCAAGAGATGCCGATAAGACATTCAGAGAGCAAGTATGCCGTCCAGCTCAAATGAATTTAGAAAAGAAATTAAATAAGATTATTCAGGAAATGACAGACGCCCTATTACTTAAATTCAACGAACTGACTTTGACCGATGAAGATACTCAGTCTAAGATCGATGAGAGATATTTAAGAATGCAGGTGGTTACCCCTAATGAAATTAGAATTAGAATGGGTATGGTCCCACTTGATGGTGGAGATAAAGTTGTAGAATTAAAGCCACAGGCCCAGGCAGAAGTCAGGGCACAAGCTGGGAAAACTAGAACTAGAGATTCCGAAAGGTCTGCAAATTCACCAGATATATCTGGAGAAGGCCGAAATGCTCAGGGCGACGGAAGACAGGTTGACTAGCCCTACTCAACCATTATTTGCGTTATAGTGAATAACGCTATAAAATTAAGCATATGAATATTGAAAAATCTTTATGGTCTTCACATGGCGATAACATCAGTTTATCTGTGCCATTCACTAAAGTCAATCGTGAAAAGCGCACCGTCTCTGGTTTTGCGACACTCGATAACCTAGATCAAACAGGCGATGTTGTTTCAGCAGAAGCAAGCCTAAAAGCATTTGAAAATTTCCGTGGCAACATTCGTGAGATGCATGGATCAAATGCAGTTGGCAAAATGGTTTCATTTAGACCAGAAACATTTTATGATCCAGCAACAAAAGAATTTTACAACGGAGTTTATGTAGACGCATACATTTCAAAGGGTGCACAAGATACCTGGGAGAAAGTTCTTGACGGAACTCTAGCAGGTTTCTCAATTGGCGGAAAGATTATTGATTCAGAAAATGAAGTTAACAAATCAACTGGTAAGCCAGTACGCTTCATTAAAGAATACGCTTTGATGGAGTTGTCAGTAGTTGATTCTCCAGCAAACGAGCTATGCAACATTTTGTCTGTTCAGAAAATGAACGGTCAGCTAGTATTTAAAGGAATGGCAACAGAAGTTGTAGCAGAAAATATTTTTTACTGTGCAGACAGTGATTCAGTATTTGTATCAACAGAGTCATCATACGATTCCCCAGTTACAGGTAAGCCTGCAACATTGATCGGTTGGGTAGAATCAAACGATGTTAACAAAGCAAAAGAAATAGATAAGATTCTTGATTTACACAAAAAGTCAAGATTGTCCATGCCTGAAACACAAATTGCAAAACAGGCAGACATAGAAGGAGGTAAAGAAGTGTCAGAGAATACAGAAAACGTAGTTGCAGAAGATGCAGTAGCACCAGAAGCAGCCGTAGAAGACACAGCAGCAGTTGCTCCCGCAGAGGAAGCACCAGCTGTTGAAGAAGCTCCTGCAGATGCAGTAGCAGACGCTTCTGCCGAAGTTCTAGAAAAAGCAGCCGACGTATCAGAAGTTATGGTTGATGAACCTGATTTTGCAAAGATGCTAGGCGATCTTAAAGGCTTTTTCTCGGATACACTAAACAAGGCTTCAGAAGCAAATGCTGCTCAAGTTTCAGCTATTAAAGATACAGTTGAAACATTCAGCAAGAGCGTCGATGGCCGAATTTCAGAATTGGCAGAACAACATGCAGCACTTTCAAAGGCTGTAGAAGATATCAAGAACACGATTGATGGCGTAGAAAAGCGTGTCGATGCAGTAGAATCAGAGACTGCAATTAAGAAGTCCTCGGACCTTGGCGGGTCTCAGGAAGTAACAATCAAAAAATCAAAGTGGAACGGTTCTTTCCTCGGTTCCGT